CGTCCGCGATGAAGGCGTAGGTCGCCGCGGCGTCCTGGTCCTCCGGGTCGTTGATCATCGCGCCGGAGGCCTGGGTGGCGTACATCGTGAACAGGCGCTCGACGTCGAGCAGCGCCGCCAGGAGGTCGTCGGTGATGACGCCCTTCTGGGTGTACTTGATGCGGTCGATGATGTCCGGGTGGTTCTTCAGCGCGAGGCGCACGCGCGGCCCGAGGACCAGCGTGTTGGCGTCGAAGCCGTTGAGCTCCCGGAAGTTCAGCTTCCAGGTGGCGATGTCGGTCAGCGGGTCGCTGCCCGAGTCGTTCCACTGGAGGAACTGGTTGGTCGACGGGCCGGAGGCCACGCCGGTGTAGGTCTTGGCCCAGCCCGAGCCGGAGCTCAGGAAGGTCGTCACGAAGTCCAGCTCGCGCTTGAGCAGCAGCTGGTTGGTGACGAACTCCGTGGCCTCCTTCTCGAGCTTGAAGTTCGAGTCGGCGTTGGCGCGCGTCTGGTCGTCGATGGGCTTGGCCACCGAGTAGACCTGGGCGTAGTACGTGTCGCTCGTGGTCTTGTAGTACGACCGGACGGCACGGGTTCCGGGCGCGCGCTTCTGCGCGTCCGTACGACGCCAGTCGGACTTCGTGTACTTGTGGTACAGGTCCGACTGCTTCATGACGGGCACCACCGGGAAGACCTGGGTGGCGATGTAGTCCGAGCGCTTCGGGATGTACGCGACGCTGACGTTGGTCAGCGGTGCGTTGACGTGAAGGTCGGACTGCGTGGGGTTCGGCATGACTCAGATCCCTTCTCAGCCCTTGACCCGGAGCAGGACGGTGGCGATGTTGTCGGCGGTGGCGGCTGCGATGAGGCAGACGCCCACGACCACGGCCGCGTCGCCCGGGAGGGTGGCGGTGACGCCGCGCCCCGAGGAGTCGACCTTGACCGCGTCGCCGGCCGCCAGGCCGCCGGACCCGACACGCACCTGGCTGACGCCGCTGATCGCGACGGAGCAGGCGTTGCCGAGGTACTGCGGCTTGTTCTGGAGGACGCCGACGACGACCTCGTTGGCCGCCGCGGTGGCGAGACCGCAGATGCGCGAGCCCGTCACCTTGACGAACTCGTACTGGTGGCCACCGTGGTCCGCAGGGGCGCCGGGCTGGCCCGACACACCGGTGTAGACGTTGAGGCTGCTGTCAGCGTCGAGCGTGATCGCCCGGATGCTCTCGTCGAATGCCATGTCCTACCCTCCTCAGCCCATCGCCTTGTCGGCGAGGTACTCGTCGTAGGCCTCGGGGTTCAGCTCGAAGAACTCGGCGGTCGCCTCGGCCTTGCTGATGGTCGCGCCCGACTTCGAGATGGCCGCGTCGATCGCCGCGTCCACCTGGGACATGACGTCGGCGTTGTCGGCACCGCCCACGTAGCCGACCTCCTTGAACAGCGCGGAGCCCGCGCCGGAGAGGGCCTTGTGGATCACGGAGCAGTCCGCGTCGCTCATGGTCTCGGCCATGCGCATGAGGACCGGGCCGAGCGTCTCGGGGCTGGTCGGGATGTTGTACCCCTTGGCCACCTCGACGTACTCGCGGGTGAGGCGGATGTTCTGCTCCGCCTTGGCGATCTCGGTCGCCTCCTGGAGCTGCTGCTCGAGGCTGGTGATCCGGCCGAAGGCCTTGCTCACGACCTCGTCGCGCTCGATGTCGGTCACGGCCTTGGAGAGCTCGGTGCGGAACACGTCCGCGTCGAAGCCCCGGAAGGACTTGCCGACCTCGACGAGCTCGCGGTCCTCGACCACGCTGTCGTCGTCCTCGGCGTCCGCGGGGACGACCTCGAAGGCCTCGCCGTTCTCGTCGTAGACGGTCTGGCCGAGCTCGAGCGTGTCCGGGTCGACCGGGTTGCCCTGCTCGTCGTAGATCTCGGGCACTGTGTCCTCCTCGGGAGCCCGCTTGGCGATCGCGACCCTGGCACCGGGCGCAGCAGGGACGTCCACGAGACTGATCTCGTCGATGTCCATGTCGATCACTGCGTTGACCCGTCGTGCCATAGCGACCGCCTCCTTCTGACTCAATCGTGGGCGGTACGGCAACGGGTGTTTAGATGCGAAGCGGGTCCTCGACTTCGCGTCTAGTACCGGTGCTCCCACCAGCCGTTGTAGGTCTTGCCCCCGTGCTGGCGGTGGGTGCTCACGGCCTTGGCCCCGCCGGCGAGCGCGAGCGCGCCGCCAGCGAGCGCGGCGCCCTTGAGCCCGTGCGCGCCCGCAGCGCGCAGCGCGACCGGGGCCTTCTCGCTCGAGCGCATCGCCAGGGTGCGCGACACCGCGGCGTGCTTCTCCGCGCCGTGCGCGGCCTGGTCGTAGAGGTGACGGGCGGCCGCCTCGCCCTTCTTGCGGCGCAGGATGTCGCCCGAGACGCCCCGGGCCTGCCGGGCGAAGGACTCAGCACCCACGGCGCGCTTGACCTGGTTGGTCGCGCGCCGGCGCAGCACGAGGCCCTGTGCGGCCTTGCGGCCGGCCTGACCGCCCTGGTAGACCGCGCCGCCCGCTGCAGCCCCGGAGCCGGCCGCCATGGCCCGCCCGTAGCCCTTCTCGCGCCGGTCCCGGCTGGCCTCGGAGTCGAACTGCTTGCGGGGCTTGAGCACCCAGCCCTGGTCCTTGCGCTTACTCAGCGACGCCGAGCGTGGCGCGAGCCGAAGGCCGCGCGCGCCCTTGGTCCACGCGCGGGACATCTCCTTGTCCCCCTGCTTGCGGCGTCGAGCGGCCTCGCTGAGCATCCGGTGCGTGTCAGCCGTTCCGCTGCTGGGGAACTCGAGCATCGCCATCGTGCGATCCACAGAATCACGCGCCTCAGGAGCCCACTTGGCACGTCGCGCGGCCTTGACCGCGGCGCTCTGCGAGCTCTTGCTCAGCGGCGCGGCGTGTTCCATCCGCACGTGCGTCACCGCGACGCGCTCGGACTGGCGGAACCTCGGCGTCGCGGCGCTCATGTTCATCGCGCGCATCCCTTCGGGCTTGGTGACGATGTGCAGCTCGCCGGGGATGATCCGACGCTGGTAGGTGCGGCTGACCTTGGGGATCAGCTTGGTCTTGCGCGCCGCAGCCGCATTGCGGCGGTTGCGGGTGCTCTGGTAGTCCGCGACCTTGCGCGCGATGCGCTCGTCGGGGGTCCAGCTGCTCGGCGTGCGATGGCCGACCGGCTCCTTGGTCCCGACGCGCACGAAGGTGACCCGGTGCAGCGGGCGGTCGCTCTTGGGGCTCGAGCGCGCGAGCGTGCGGATGATCCGGCTGTCCGCGACCGCGCGGGCCCGGACCGGGTTGTGCACGATCTCGTGGAGGTCCTGGCGCCCGCGGGGGTCGGCGTTCTTGATCTGGCTGACGCCCTTGTAGGTCCGGCTCCAGCGGTCCACGGTGGGACGCACCAGGCGCACGTCGCGGTTGCCCGCCACGGCCTTGTAGTAGGCGACGTGCTGGCCCACCGTGTTGCTCGAGGACGTGGGCTTCTTGGCCAGGTGCGCTGCCAGCCTCTTGGCGCGGGCGGGGTTGCCCTGCAGCCGGTTGGCCGTGCGCACCGCTCGTGCGGCGCTGATGTTGGTGACCACCGGGACGCCGTGACCCGAGGTGTCGGAGGTGCCGGCGGCCTTGGCCAGAGCGAGCACGCCGTGGTTGAGCCCGTACGCGACCGGGCGGGGATCGGTCGCCAGGTACTTCACGGCACCGCCGACCTTGGCCCGCAGCTTGAACCGCTTGCCGTGCTTCGGGCCCGCGACCCGCTCCCCGATCCGGGTGATGGTCGAGGTGACCTGGGCCGCCGTGCGCTCGCCGCGCTTGACCAGGACGCCGGGCCTGGGGCGCTTCTTGGCCTCGGCGGACTGGATCGAGGCGAAGTTGAAGCCGCTGGCCGCCCCGATGCCCGAGCCCACGATGCCGGTGTTGAGCGAGGCGTTGCGCAGCCGCTTGGCCGCGCCGTGCGCCCCCTCGCGGCTGGCCACCGCAGACGCGCCGAGCAGGCCGAGCGCGGCCAGCCCGGTCGTCCCGGTGGCGCGCGAGGACACCGCCTGCAGCTTCTTGCGGTGCCGCAGCTCGGTGTCGCTCATGCTCCGCTTGGCGAGGGTGACCATGTCAGCCCATGCGCGCGCGGCGACGCTGGTTGATCTTGTGCTGGTGGTAGGCCTCGCGCCCGCGTGCCCCGCCTGCGACGGCGGCACCGCCGGTCGCCAGTCCCAGCGCGCCGGCGGTGACAGCGTGCCGCGGGTTGCGCAGCGTCATCCCTGCAACCTGCGCGCCTTCCTTCAGGTTCGATCCGCCGACCATCTTGGCCCAGCGCCCGCTGTTGTAGAGCCCGACCAACGGCGAAGGGGTGTTGGCCGCCGCGGCCGTGATCTCCTGCGCCGCCAGAGCCGTTCCGCCCATCGACGCGGCGGTGAGACCGGCGCGCTTGGCCTTGCGGTTGCCGACCTGAGCACGCTCGCGCTGCTTGATCGTCTTCCACTCGGACTTCGCGAGCTCCTCGCGGAAGGCCTTGAGCAGGGTGCTCTTGTTGTGGTGGTTCATCGCGCCCGCGCCCACGGCGACGCCACCGAGGCCCATGGCCGCGCCACCCACGGTGGTCGCGTGGCCGGCCGCGATGCCAGCGTGCGCTGCGACCCGGTTGGTCGTGATCGGGCCGGGCTTCACCCCGAGCTTGGTGGCCTTGAAGGAGGCGATGCCCGCCTGGACCGGCTTCTTCGCCACGAGCTTCGCGCCCCGAGCGGACGCGCCGGTCTTGAGTGCGCCGAGACCGCCCTTGGCCGCGTCGACCCCGACCTTGAAGGCTTCCCCCAGCCCCTTCTCGATCGGCTCGTCCTGGAAGGCCTAGGAGACGGTCTTGGGCTTCT